GAGTCCAGGGAGGACGGCGAGGGCAACGAGAAAAAGGGAGAGGCAAGCGACGCATTCAAACGTGCTGGTTTCCGATGGGGCATCGGCAGAGAGCTCTATACCGCACCGTTTATTTGGGTACCCTCCGAGAAAATGAACATCCTGGAATCCAATGGGAAGTTTCGTACCTTCGACACCTTCTCGGTTGAGAAAATTGCTTATGGTGACAACCGTAGGATTTCTGGTTTATCTATCCTGAACAACCGGACAGGAAAGCGGGCGTTTGTATGGGCTATGAGCTGATAAACGAGATCGGCGCAAAGTCCGCACTCCTGGATAAGGCGATTGGACAGCTCGGGGCTCGAGGCAAGGCATATGCGCAGGCGGAACGCGATTACAGGGTAGCCCTTCGAAAAGCTGTGCTGGAAGCCAGGGCGGAGGGCACGCCTGTAACCATTATCTCTGATATTTGCCGTGGTGACGCGGAGATCGCCCGGCTGCGCCTGGAAAGAGATATTGCGCAGACAGTGTACGAATCCGCACGGGAGGCCATACAGGGCTACAAGCTGCAAATTCGCATCCTGGACGCGCAGTTGGAAAGGGAGTGGGGGCGTGCATCGAGAGACTAGGGCCACTGCCATATCCGCCGCAACCAAAAAGGCCGTATGGGAGCGGGACTTTGGGCGGTGCGTACTCTGCGGCTCCTCGAATGCTGGCCCACATTGCCACTTTATTCGTCGCTCGCAGGGTGGACTTGGGATTCAGGAGAACATTTGGACGGGGTGTCAGCGGTGTCATGAGGCATTTGACAACGAGGGGACAGGCGGGGAACTGCATGAGCGGATGAGGGACTACTTTAAGACGATATATACTGACTGGGATGAGGCAGAATTGGTATACAGGAAATGGAGGTCATGAAGATGGAAAAACTCCTGCTTACGCGCAAGGAGGCTGCTGATGTGCTGAACATCAGTGTGGATACATTGGACGAGCTTAGAGACGCTAAAAAGATCCGGTGCGTCAGAATCGGAGTACGGGTCTATTACAGCCCGGATGAACTAAGGGCCTTTATTACGAAGGAGGGCTACGTGTGCTGAACCGGATTGTACTTATGGGCCGTCTCACCCGCGACCCTGAACTCAGGCATACCCAGGCGGGAACCCCAGTTGCCTCTTTCTCCCTGGCGGTAGAGCGGGACTTCAAAGACAAGGCCACCGGAGAGAAGACTGCGGACTTCATCGACATCGTGGCCTGGCGTCAGACCGCCGAATTTGTCTCCCGTTTCTTCACCAAGGGCCGTATGGCCGTGGTGGAGGGCCGGCTCCAGCTCCGGGACTGGACCGACCGGGACGGCAACAAGCGCCGTACCGCGGAGGTGATCGCCGACAACGTGTACTTCGGCGACTCCAAGCGGGACGCGGAAGGTGGCGCGGGATCCGGCGGATCCTATACACCGCCCCCGGCGGAGCCGGGTTCCGGTGGGGCGGAGTTTGCGGAGCTGACGGATGATGACGGGGAGCTGCCATTTTAGAGGAGGGCTTCATGAAGCGAGACCAATTCACCTTTTATCGTAGTTACTATGAAGCATTAAAGCACCTCCCCAAACGCGACCGGGCCGACGTTCTCATGGCGGTCATCGGCTATGCGTTGGATGAAGAAATCCCAAAGCTCTCCGGCGTACCTCTCTCTGTTTTTACTTTGATTCGTCCCACGCTTGACAGCGGAAGGAACAAAGCAAAAAACAGGCTCAACAAGCAGAAAACAAGCCAAGAACAAACTGGAACAAAACAGGAACAAAACGGCAAGGAGGGGGAGAGTGAGAGAGAGGTAGAGAAAGAGTTAGAGAGAGAGGTAGAGAGTGAGTGTGAGGGAGAGAACGATAGTTCTCTTCCCACTACCCCCCTCCCGCGCTCAGGGCCAGTGGCCGAGGTTATCTCGGACTATCTGGACAGGATTAACCCGTCTGCCTCCTCTGCCTCCCTGGACGAGCTTCGGGGTTATGCGGAGGCCATGGGGGCCGCCGTATGTAAGCGGGCCTTTGACATCGCACTCGACAGCAAGAAGGCCAACTGGCCGTACATACGGGCTATCCTGCGGGACAAGCAGGCCAGGGGGGTGCGATGCCTTGCTGATTGGGATGCCTTGGAGGCGGAGCACCGGACACCCGCGGCGGGAGGCCGCACAGACTGGGCCGCTCTGGCCGCCAGAATGGACGCGGAGGAAGGAACGAAATGACTAGGCAGGAAACCGGAATTATCATGAACATCCTGGCAACCGCCTATCCTCGGTTCTATGCGGGAGCAGACGCCCCAGACCCGGAGCAGACGCTGAACCTATGGGCTGGGATGTTCGACGAGCCGGTGGAACTGGTCGCCGCCGCCGTCAAGGCTTTGATTGCCACCGACAGCAAGGGCTATCCACCCCACATCGGCGCAGTAAAGGCAAAGATAAGGCAGCTCACAGAGCGGCCGCAGATGGCCCCGCAAGAGGCTTGGGGGCTGGTGTGGCGGGCCGTGCAGCGGTCGGCCTACAACAGCCGGGAGGAGTTCGAGCGGCTGCCACCCATCCTACGCCGATTGGTGGGGACGCCGGAGCAGCTCAAAGCCTGGGCACAGATGGACGCCAACACGATGCAGAGCGTCATCGGCTCCAACTTCCAGCGCTCCTATCAGGAGCGGGCCAAACAGGAGTCCGAGTTCCAGGCGCTGCCTGGCGACATAAAACAGATGATTGGAGGGCTGGCCGAACGGCTGGCGCTTGGACATGGGAACGATCCGATTTGACATACCATACCCGCCCACGAAAAAAGGCAAGTCGGCCTTTTGCCGCCGCTTTGGATTGAACGCCTATTACTCCGGCAAGCACTGGGCGCAGCGGAAGAAGGACGCCGACGAACTTCACGCGCTGACCCTGGTCGCGCTGAAACAGGCGCGCGTGCGGCGTGGAATGGTGCATGGGCCGGTCTCCATCACCTTTGCATGGGACGACGGGCTGGACATCGACAACCACGCCGCCATTGCCAAAGCCGTGGTGGACGCGCTCAAGGGATACCTGCTGCCCGACGACGATCACCGCTGGTACAGGCAGGTCATACATAGGCTTTGGGACGGGGGATGTATTCGGGTGGAGGTGACGGAGCTGTGATCATCAGAGACCCCTACGGCATCAGCGGAGCGGTGGCACCCTGGCGCAGCCTGGACGCAATGGAGCCGATCGTGGAGCGCAATATCACGGAGCGGGACGCAGAGGAGGCGGCAATCTGTGGACAGTGCCCGCTGCCGGACTGCAACCCGCAAAGAGTTGGCTGCCTCCTACATACCAGGGCGAAAAAGCCAAAACCGTCCCGTGATTTGCTGGAGCGCATGGCGTTGGACGGGCATGGGCCGGAGGAGATAGCAAAGGCAACCGGATACTCCATATCAACCACCAAAGAGTACATGAATCAGTTTTTTCGAGACGGGCCATGTGTGCGCTGCTCGTCCAAGAGCATCTGTGATGCGGCCGGCGGGACGTGCAGCAGAAAAGAGCGGTGGAAAGCAGTCAAGGAGGCGCCGGACGATGGACGATAAGACGCGCGCCCTGCTGGGCGACCATGAGGCGGCCAAGCGCCTGACGGATGCGGGGGTGCTGGATGAAAATCGGCCTGATTGATGTAGATGGCCACCACTATCCCAATCTGGCCTTGATGAAGCTCTCCGCATGGCACAAGTCCCAGGGAGACATTGTGGAGTGGTGGTGGGGCTGGGGGCAATACGACCGGGTTTACATGAGCAAAGTTTTCGACAATACATACAGCCCGGATATCCCGGAGCCGCTGAACGCGGATGAGATCATCAAAGGCGGCACGGGGTATGGACTGGACAACAAACTGCCGGACGAGATCGAGCACATATACCCAGACTACTCCCTGTACCCGGAGTTGACCAAGGAAACGGCCTATGGGTTTCTCACGCGGGGGTGTCCCCGTGGGTGCCATTTCTGCATCGTTGCCAAGAAAGAAGGGCGGAAATCGGTAAAAGTAGCCGACCTCTCTGAGTGGTGGCATGGACAGAAAAATATCGTGCTGATGGACCCAAACCTGCTGGCCTGCCCGGATCACATGGAGCTGCTGAGACAGTTGGCCGACAGCAAGGCGTGGGTGGACATCAACCAAGGACTGGACTGCCGCCTGCTGACAGAGGAAAACATCAAGGCGATCAACCAACTCAAATTGCTGGAAATCCATTTTGCATGGGATTCCATGCGGGAGAGTACGTCTGTGATCCGGGGGCTAAACCTCTACGCCAGCCTCGCCAGCAGGAAACCACATGGGCAATATGCTACAGTCTATTGCCTGACAAACTATGACACCACAATGAAGGATGACCTGTACCGCATCTATACGCTGCGCGAAATGGGGTATGACCCGTATGTAATGATCTACAACAAGCCCAACGCACCGCACGAAATACGGCTCTTGCAAAGATGGTGCAACAACCGGCTGATATTTAGGTCGGAGCCTGATTTTTATAATTATAATCCAAAAATAGGATAGATGGAGATGCTGGAGGGGATGGAATGAGCCTGATTAATTTGTATGTGCGGGATAAGAGCACTGGAAAGATACATAAAGTTGGGTCTGATAGGCACGATGGTTTATGGGTTGATAGCAACGGCACTGTCCATTATCAGAATTTGCAAAATGGTGATGGTTGCAATGCTAACAGCCACAATGATAAATTTGCAGGATATGAATTTATGCCAAGCGATTTTGGAGAATTGGAGGCCCAGCCATGACGCGGGAAGAAGCAATCAAGTCATTGCAAAACATAATCGAATACTGGACATATAAGCCGGCTGAGGTTGAAGCCGCTAAGATGGCAATTTCCGCCCTCCGCCCCGTCAGCCGGGAGCAGGTGGAGAAGATGCGGGGAGAGTGGGAAGAAGAACGCTTTAACGGTGAACTTGAAGGCTGGCAACACAGAGAGTGCGGAAGGCATTCTAAAGAAAGATCGATGTTTTGCCCAAAGTGCGGCGCTCCCATGACGGACGAGGCCGTGAAGATGGTGATGAAGAGGATGGAGGCGCTGAAAGATGGCAAGGGCGATTAAACCTTGCCCGTATTGTGGAGGAGAGGCCAAAGTCAGACGGGTTGGACGGTGGAGACTGCGATTCTCCGTTTTTTGCTCCCGCTGCGATAAATCAACTATACCTGGTTCGGCCTGGAAGCTCACAAAACGTGGGGCGATAAGAGAGTGGGACAGTAGGTGGTTGCCCTACGGGAAGGAGAAAACGGATGGGATGGATACGTAGAGAAACAGAAAAGGGTACAACTCAATATATCTGCCCGAATTGCCACGATTATCATGAGTTCCGAG